TTATTTATTTCCTGTGCGTAAAGACCGCGCAGAACGACAACCAACTAGGTGGACTTAATGAATATCAAAGAAACACACGCAGCGTATGATAAAAACGCCCCAAATTGGGAGTTTTACTTACGCTCTTATCTAGGTGGTAACGATTACCGCGAGGGGGAATACTTACTCAAGTATATTCTTGAAGATAAGAAAGAATACGCTAAACGCCTAGAACTAACGCCCATTGATAATCACTGCAAAAACGTGATCAATATTTACTCGTCATTCATTTGGCGATTGCCGCCCACTCGTAACTTCGGCAACTTAGTAGAAGATCAGGCGCTTAACTCATTCATTGAAGATGCTGACCTTGATGGACGAAGCCTTAACTCGTTTATGAGTGATGCTCAAATGTGGTCAGGTGTATACGGTCATGCTTGGATTATGATGGATAAGCCAGCCGTAACAGGCAACACTAAAGCCGATGAACTGGCCCAAGAAATTCGCCCATACCTCACACTTGTTACGCCTGAAAACGTACTCGATTGGAATTATGAACGCGCTGCAAGTGGACGCTATGAACTATCAATGCTTAAAGTTCGTGAATGGATTAGTGGTGATAAATCATTCATCCGTATATGGGAAAAGGAAACCATTAAAGGTTATGAGGTTGAAGGTGATGAAGCTAAATTAGTCAGTAATGACGTTAACCCATTAGGACTCATTCCTGCTGTGTGTTTATACGGCAACCGTTCACCTATTCGCGGCATTGGTCACAGTGACATAACAGACGTTGCATTAATGCAGAAAGCTATTTACAACGAGCTATCTGAGATTGAGCAATTAATCCGCATTTCTAATCACCCAAGTTTAGTTAAGTCTGTTGATACCGAAGCTGGTGCAGGCGCAGGCAGTGTGATCGAAGTCTCTGATACTGACTCAATTCAACCGTACCTACTTCAACCTAGTGGCGGCAACTTGGATGCTATACGCGCAACCATTACCGATAAGGTTGAGGCCATTAACCGTATGACTCATATGGGCGCTGTAAGGGCTACAGACGCACAAACCAAGTCAGGCGTTGCGCTTCAAACTGAGTTTCAACTACTGAACGCCAAGTTATCTGAAAAGGCTGATTTGCTTGAGCTTGCTGAGGAACAGTTATGGAATCTGTTCGCATTATGGCAGGGCATTAACTCAGACATTACCGTTGATTACCCTGATACGTTTGATCTGCGTGATTACGGCACAGAGCTTGAGTTCTTACAGCGAGCCAAAGCATCAGGCGTTAACAGCAGCACATTCGGTAAGGGCGTTGATAAAGCCATTGCGGAGCTTGTTCTAGGTGACGAAGACTTAGCGCAAGCCACTGTTGAAATTGAGGCAGGCCGCACATTGGGTGAGTTTGCAGAACCGAACTTAGCATTGGTGGGTAATCCATGAACCAAGAGGCCATTAATCACGCTAACAACCTCACGGCTTTAGCTCAGTCTCATGGTCGTTTGATTGATGATGCGCTGATGAGTTTAGAGCTTGAGGTGGCTAAGTTGATTGATGGCCTACCCACACAGGCTGGCGCATTGAATGACCTATCCGCAGCCATTGCTATTCGTAGGGATTTACGCGAAGCAATAGAAGCGAAGTTACTCAGACCGTACAGCGATATGGTTGATGGGCTTGATGAAGTGGTGGCAGGCATTGCTCGACAATATCAGTCGCAGCTAGTGGGCGGGTTATTACCAACCACTCAAGCCTCGGTGATTGCTGAACTAAAACGACTCACTTTTAGCGGGTTTGAGGACATAGCCAGCGCCCATCTCGACACAATGGCAAGGCACGTTTATCAATCAACGCTAGTGGGTGAGGCTTCGACTGATTTGGTTCAACGCATACGTCATTCAATCAACGGTGTTTACATCAACGCCAACTCTGACGAGATCAATAAACTGGTTGAGTTCGTGCGTGAGCATAAAGACGACCCAGCCAAAGCTAAAGCAGTAGAGCAGGCGGTGGCACGCTTACACACTGAATACGCGGCAGATCGAACAGGTAGCAACCTCAAGCGGTATGTTGGCGGTTACTCACATGATGCTTTGATGCAGTTCAGTTCAAACCTTAATTACAGCGTGGCTAAAGAGCTAGGCGCTAAGAAGTGGTTGTATTTTGGTGGGCTGGTTGAAGATAGCCGAGCGTTTTGTCAGAAATACAGAGGCCGAGTATTTACCACTGAGGAAATCAACGACATTTGGGCTAATGAAGTTTGGGCAGGCAAAGCACAAGGCAACCCCTTCACAGTGCGAGGTGGCTACCGATGCCAACACCACTTTAGAGCGGAGTTTGACTAACTATGAAAGACATTGATTTAGAAAATCCTGTCGTAGCGGAGAGGTATAACGAGGCCATTGATAACTATTTTATTCTGTTTGGTGAACATCCACCAACGATTGAAGCGCCCATCCATTGGGACAGTTTAGAGTGGTTAGAACTGGTCGAAGATTGCATTTTTGAAGGGCAGGAAATGACTTTAGATTATCAACAGGGGAACGATTATGAGTGAAGCAATGGAAGTAGTTGAAACAATTGAAGTAGTTGAATCAACCGAACCAGAAAAGACGTTAACACAAGCCGAGGTCGATAAGATTATCGCTGATCGTGTAGGGCGTGAGAGGCGCAAGTTCGAGAAGAAATACGAGGGCGTTGACGTTGATCAGTTCACTAAATGGCAAGAACAACAAGCACAATCCGAAGTCGATCAAGCCACTGCAAAAGGTGAGTTTGAGAAAGTAATCAAAATGCAGGCCGAAAAGAAAGACGCTGAAATTGCTCGATTGAGCAAATTAGTGACGAATAACGAGGTCGATGGGGCTTTATTACGGGCCGCTGAATCGGGTCAAGCTGTAGCACCAAGCCAAGTTACAGAACTCTTGAAAGGCAAAGTTCGACTAAATAACGAAGGTGTCGCAGAAATACTGGATAACGAAGGAACTACTCGTTATGGTGATGATGGTTCTCCGCTAACAGTACATCAATTGGTTGGCGAGTTCCTTACTACTAACCCTCACTTCGTCAAAGCCTCTTTAGGTGGCTCGGGGTCGTCAGGTTCAGTAGGTGGCAATACATCGAGGCTTAAATCGGTGGGTGATATGAGTAAGGCGGAATACGCTGAACATCGTACCAAGATCGGTCGTGGTAGTAATACTGGCGGCTATATCAAACCCAACTAAAAGCAAGGTGTATCTCCACGGTCACTTTGCATAAATTATTTGTAAGGTGACCAAAATGGCTGCATCAACCACTTCAACTTTAGATGATCTCTTTAGTAATATCATTCGTGAGGCCATATTTGTCTCACAAGAAACCTCCCTTGTTCGTAACCTCGTTACTACTTATGACATTTCTGGCGAAGCTGGCAAAGTCGTGCAAGTTCCTGTTTACGGTGAGACTACCGCCTCGGCATTGACCGAAGGGTCGGATATGTCTAGCACTGCAATCTCAACTTCTAGCAAATCAATTACTGTATCTGAGGCAGGCGTTCAAGCGTTGCTAACCGATATGGCATCTAAGTCTGCTATGGGTGACGTTGCTGGTGATCTAGGCCGCATCCTTGGCGAATCTGTTGCTAAGAAGATGGACAAAGACTTGATCGCATTGTTCGCTGGTTTCAGCGCAGGTCAAGGCACAGCAGCACAGGAAATTACTGTTGCTGACATTTTCAAAGCTGCCGCAGTATTACGCGCTAATAACGCTACAGGCACACCATCTGCCGTAATCCATCCGTACCAAGCGTACCAGTTGAAGTCTAACCTCACCAACGCTTTCGCTAACCCGAATGGTGGTGATGCTCAGAATGAAGCTATGAGGTCTGGCTACGTTGGCACGATTGCTGGCGTTAACATTTACGAGTCTGCCAACATTGTTGTTGACGGTTCTGGTGATGCTATCGGTGCATTGTTTACTCCAGCCGCACTAGGTTTGGCTATCAAGTGGGACATCAACATCGAGCCACAACGTGACGCTTCAATGCGTGGTTGGGAGCTTAACGCTACTGCATCTTACGGTGTGGGCGAGTTGGTAGACACTTACGGTCAGAGCCTAACCTTTGACGCTGCTCTTTAGGGAGTAACGCATGGCTATGAGTGCTGACAAAGACTTGTCGGCCATCTTACCTGACATTCTAACCCTTGGGATTAACTCATTTGCGAGTGAGCATTCCAAGGCAAAGACTGATCTTGTGCGTAGGTTACGCAGAGATTGGTGGCCTAAAAAGGGTCTGTCAGGTGAGCTTAATGCCAGCCTACTCACTGAATCTCAGTTTGCCAAGTGTGCCGCTTATCTAGTGTTGTGGAAGTACGCAATACCGATGCTGGCTACATGGGATGAAGGAGATCGCTTTTATAAGATGATTTCCTTTTACAAACTGCGCTTTGAAGAAGAGTGGGACGAGTTGTTAATTGATGGGATTGAGTATGACGTTGATGATGACAATGTTATCACCACATCAGAAAAAGCACCCATCCATTTTGGCAGGCTGACGCGCTAATGAATATCGGCATGACTATTAACATGACTGGAGTAATGGCGGCTTTGAAGAAAGCTCAACCATCACCTCAGAAAACTGAACGCGCTCTAGGTCGAGCTGCATCAGGACATATTTTAGATATGTTGAAACGTGTTGATAGTGGTGTTGGTCTTAGTGGTCGCTTCAAGCCATACCATCCAAAGTATGCAGAGTATCGAGCTAAGAAAGGTCGAGGCATCAATTCTGTAAATCTACAGTTCACAGGCAGGATGCTTGCGGGCGTTAAGTTAATGACTAAAAGCCCATCAAAGGCTGTTATTGGATTTACTCAAGAAGTAGAGCGGAAAAAGGCGATTAGTAACCAACGCAAGCGCCCTTGGTTTGGCGTGACTGACAGTGAGCAAGCGCAAATAACATCACGATTCAAGCGGGAGATTTTCCGATGAGTGCGAGAGAAAATATTGCAGCTAACATTGTATCAGTCTTGGAACTAATGACTAACCCGATGTTAAAGAAGATCACTCGCCAGCCATTTGATTATGAGCGGCTTTCTAATGCCCAGTTTCCCGCAGTTTGGGTTCAGAGTGCAGAAGAAACTAGAGAAGATATGACGCTCAGTGGAAATAGAGAATCCACTATTAATTACCAGATTGTTGGCTTTGTTAAAGGAGTCAACATTGATACAGCACGAAACGAATTGATCGAAGGTATTGAGAACGCTTTAGACGTTGACCGTACTAGAGGTGGATACGCTAAAGACACGCAAATAATGTCAGTGGACACCGACCAAGGTACTACTGATCCAATTGGCGGTATTACGTTAACGGCTCAAGTTCGTTATCAGTATATGAGGGGCGAGTCCTAATGAAAATGTATAAAGGTAAATCATCCGTGATTGTTCACCCATCACAGATTGAAATAATGAAATCACGCGGTTGGTTAGAGCATAAGCCAAGCGCAGCTAAACTAAAGAAAGTAACCACAACGGAGGCCGATAATGGCAACTTATAACGCATCACTGGGTTTAATCAAAGTCGGCTCAGATACATTAGGCGAGTTAAAGTCGTTTAATTTCAGCGAGTCAGCAGGAACGATTGAAACCTCAAATCTATCGTCAACAGCTAAGACGTTCGCAGTCGGTCAAACCTCTTTTTCGGGTTCAGCCGAGGCTTTTTGGGATAACGATGATGCGGCTCAAACTGCTTTATCTAATGGCGCTATTGTCACGATGCACTTCTACCCAGAGGGCGCAACAACGGGCGATAAGTTTCGTTCTGGCACTTGTATCGTTTCCGAAGTGTCAACCAGTTTATCAACAGAAGGAACGGTTGAAGCGAGCTTTAGCTTCACTGGCTCAGGCGTGTTAGCCGAAGCCACTGTTGCTTAAATAGTTTAGCGGCTAGGGCTTCGGCCTGAAACAGCGTTTTCCCCGATGCGCTTGCCGTTAATTTAATCGGGGGATTACTAATTGGGGAATTATCCATGAGTACAATTAAAGAATCCGCAAAAGATCATTTTAGTGAAAAAATGTTTGGGCTTGGATGCCTAACTGTTCCTGAGTGGGGCGGTTCTCAAATCTACTATAAAAGGTCGATGAATTTCCGAGACCAAGGCGTGGTGCTTAAACTGCATGGCGACAATAGGCCTGCTGACGCGATCATTATGACGTTGATTCTAAAAGCACTCTACAAAGACGGCAAGAAGATATTCACCAAAAGCGATATGACAGAAATAAGTTTGAGCTACGACCCAGATGTGGTGTCTCGCATAGTCACTGAAATGAGTGACGATGAATCTGTAACTGTTGAGGATGCAGTAAAAAACTAAAACAGGATCACGATTTGAGGTTTGCCATGGAATTAGCAAGCCACCTCCACAAGACGCTGGAGGAAATAATGATCCTGTCTACTGATGAAGTCCTACACTGGGCAGCTTTTTTGGAGTTAAAGAATGGCAAGTGAAAAAGTCAATATAGTCATTAAAGCTGTCGATAAGACGAAGCGGTCTTTTCGTGCGGTGACTATGGGCCTGAACGCAATTAAGAAAGTTGCGTTTTCTATGCAATCCGCTCTCATTGCGGTTGGTGTTGCTGGCTTTGGCTTTCTTATTAAGAAGTCTATGGATGCCACTGATGCCCTCGGTAAAATGGCTGACAAGATTGGTATCGGAACAGCCGAATTAGGCGGTCTAAGACACGCAGCAGAATTAACGGGTGTTGCTACCAATACTCTTGATATGGGCCTCCAGCGCATGGTTAGGCGTGTCTCTGAGGCGGCTAGTGGTTCAGGTGAAGCTAAAGACGCTTTGATCGAGCTTGGGCTAAGTGCTAAGGCATTAAATGCCCTTTCTCCTGACCAACAATTTCGAAAAATCGCAGACGCTATGGAAGGTGTCGCAGGCCAAGGCGAGAAGGTTCGCTTGGCTATGCGTCTATTTGATACCGAGGGCGTGGCATTAGTTAACACGCTCAAAGGCGGCAGTGCTGCATTAATTAAAATGGAAAGCGAAGCTGAGCGTCTAGGTCTGCGGTTAAGTCGTGGCTTAGTTAAAGGCGTTGAAAAAGCAAACGATGCCATTACAGTTCTTAGTACTTACGTTACTAATATATTCCACAGAGCCGTAGGCGAGTTAGCTCCAGCGATTGAATTAGTGACTAAAAACATCCGCGAGTGGTTAGAACTAAAGATAGATCAACAAGGCGGTGTTGTTGCTTTCACTAAGAATATTGCTATTAGCGTCTTAGAGGCAAGTCGTTCTGTCATTGTGGCGACCACCTCAATGCTTAACTCATTAACTAGCGTGGCTAATGGCGCAGCTAGAGTAATCAATAGCGTTTTAACTTCTTTGCCTGAGAGTTTTGGTGGTTTAAGGACTCTTCAAAGTATTAATGAAGAACTTACTAAAATAACACTTGCTAAAGATACCCAAACAACATGGGGTCTAGGTGACGAAGACGCTTTAAACAACACAGAAGCTGCGCTTAGAAAGCTATTGCAGGCAGGACAATTTGTAGAAGAGGTCAAGCCGTTTAAAGGCTTTGATACTTCTGGAGCAACAGCTCAGATTGATGCGCTTTTAGCTAAGTTAGCAGAAGTTAAAGTTAGTAATGTCACTAAAGATGTTTCAACAGCAGACACTTCTTTGGTTGATTTAACAAAAATAACTAACGCTCAGATAATGTCGCTTCGTGATGATTATGACCAAATGGTTATAGGTAAGAAGATGGCTCATGACGACCATATTCTCTCTCTTCAAAATGATTACGAATCTATCGCGGAAGGTAAGGCTTTAACTCATCAAAACAAAATGAACGAGCTAACGCATCAATACTTATCCAAACAAAGCGCCATGCAGAAAGCCGCTAAGGTTAAAGACTTAGGTGATCTGCAAGATGAGGGTAAAGCCACTCTTAAAACATTGAGCGGTCATTACAAGACAGCATTCGCACTCAACAAGGCATTCGCATTGAAAGACGCGCTAATCAACACATACAACGGTGTTGCCAAAGCAATGAATAACGTCTTCCCGTTAAATTTAGGCTTTGCTGCTATTGCCTTAGCTAACGGCATGGCCCAAGTCTCCGCTATCCGCAGCACTCAGTTCCGCGAGAAGGGCGGCCCCATAAGTGCTGGCAAACCTTATATCGTGGGTGAACGCGGCCCTGAGCTTATTGTTCCAAACCAAGCCTCAAACGTAGTGCCAAACGATCAGTTAGCAGGCGGCAACTTTACTATCAATATCTCAGCTAATGACACAGCAGGCTTCGATCAGCTACTAATGAAGCGTAGGGGAACAATTATGAGCCTTATTAATCAGTCGTTGAATGAGCGCGGGAGGCCAGCACTAGCATGACCTATCCAACCACACCAACATTCAATGCGCTAAAAGTAGGCTCAGAAAGTCCA